TAAAATAACAGATCAAAGGGTAGGGGGGGTAGTGGTTTCAGCATAGTACGGTATCTGTTTAAGTAGCTCGGCTAGATCGAGATTACCAGCGTGTACCTCTCTGTGGTGGTGCTGGCACAAGGTTATAGTGTTCAAGAGGTCGTAGGCTTGCTCTGGGTAGTCTCTCACCCCTAGAATATGGTGTACTTCGAGCCTGTAGGCGTTGTAGTAGTGGTCGATCATACGGCAGGCGACGCAAAGGTGGTGATCTCTTTCTTTGGCTTGGTCTCTGATCTTATGCCACCGACGGTTATTTCGTATGGTGTAGCCCTCATCATCACGATAATAGCGGTCGAACTTGCCCACCGTACAGTTGTGATCGTGTTCGTGCAGTGTGTTGCACTTACCGCAAAACCTTTTCATAGTCCCATTTTAGCAGATTGCGAACAAACATAAGGCTTGTTTTGTACGTATTGTTGGTGCTATGATCGTAAGTACCTAGCGTTTTGCGTTACTCGAAACAACAAAAAATCTAGGGGTATAAGGCAAAAAAATAGGCGACAGATATAAAAAATCTCGCCTCTGTTTGACGTGGTAAGAGAATTGCATTTTACGCTACTCGAATACCTCTGATACTAGCACTTTTTTTACCTATACACAAGTACCTTTACACGATTTGAGATACTTACCCCTCAATAAAAACACAAGGGTAACTGTCTGGTGATTATAAAATGTCTCGCAACGACGCCCACTGTCGACGAGCACCTGATACCCGAAAGGGTCGCATAGTCCTATAGCCGAGGTTTCAATATAAGGCAGGGCGATCACTTCGACAGAATAATAAACAGTTGAGTAAACGTCTGGGTTTATCGCCATACGAGCCGACTACAGTGTAAAGACCACGCCTCGCCTACTGCCGATCGCAACATATCAGGTATAGAGTGGGTAGTGCCCAGACAACGCCGTAAAGCGTTGTAAAAATTAGCAAAAAATCAAAAAAATCGCCGAAAAATCGACGTTTGACCCCTGTTATTTGACTGCGTATAAGAAACGATCAGGTAGTACCAGACCCTCGACCACGTACGGTCGTGATCGCTCTAGTGCGTCGATTGTAGCCTCGCTGTAGCGTCTTTCGTCGGCTGGTAGTGTATTTACCCGTCTTGTGTCGTCGATCGTGCTTATAAGCTCGTCTAGCGAGCCTACGTAGTCGCCCTGCACTGCCCTGTAGTCTTTGACGACCCGTTGCAACGTAAAACGACCCAGCAACGGCACGAAAGCGACGTCTGCGTGCTTTGCCTCGTGTACCTCACGATCTAGGTGCGGTATCAGCATAGGGTTGTTGCGTAAAGCCCGTGATAGTGCGTTTAGGCACCACTCAGGGCGATAAAAGAGTAGGTGGTCTCGATCGACACCTTTTAGGTGCTCGGCTGTTGCCACCCGACCGCCCATACTACAAACTAGCCTCGTCAGTGTTTGTATTTACTGTCATATTGCCATATTATCACGGTTACGCTTGCCGACAATACAAAAAGACGAGTATTTACCCGTCTTTTGTTTTTACGTGGCTTACAGAGCCTCTACGTGCGTCATATTTTAGTCAGCTTGTACACTTCGACCTTATTGCCCAGTTTTCGGGCTAGTTTGGCGACGTAGCGTATCTCGTGCCGACTAAAACGGTAGGCGTATTGCACTCGCCTGTCTGGGCTTACGATCTTGGCATAATACCTAGCCATAAGCCCATTGTACCACGCTTATAGTAAGCCGAGCTGGTCGCTGTTCGTCTTGACGACCTTTACGGCTACCCTGCCCCCGTGTTTGTGGTAGTCGACGTATATACCCTGTCTCATACTGGCAGGCACGACGGCACCCTCATAAAAAACGATGTTCGGCAAGTCCTCGTATGCTGGTAGGTTTACCAGTTGCGGTCGAGCCTTGATCTGTCGCATAAGATTGCAAGCGTTCGTATGGTAAAAATCAAACCCGTAGTATGGTGCATAGTGCACCTCTACTACCTTGCAGGTACAGATCACCTTGCCTATACGTACACGATCTCCCCACTCTTTCGGGTAGGGTTCGAGCCACTTTGCGTCGTGCTCGTAGTCAAAGTCTTTCGGCTTTTCTGGTAGCACCTCGGCAAAGTTGCCGTGTACGATCACGTCGCCGAACTGCATTACACCCATACTAGCCCCTACGTGTCGTATCGACGTAGCCACGCTTTGTCATAGCCTCGTCGAAAGCCTTGTCGATGTAAAACAGGTCAGCGATCGCCCCGACGTAAAAGTAGTCGAGCGTTACGATACGCCAGAAACCACCAGTACCCAGATACAGTCGGTTGATACCGATAGGACAGATCAGGTTTACGAGCACCAGTATTTTGTGTGTCTTGCGGTCTTTCATTAGAATAGCCCCTTTACAAAGATTACGATTTGTACAAGTCCCCAGCCGATCGCAAAAAGCACGGCGAGTATGACGATACCAGCGATCACGGTAGCGACTGGGCTTACCTTGTTGGCTGGTACAGGGTCAGGGTTGTATAGCGACCTACTCTGCTCTGCCTCTTTCTCTGCCTCGTGCAGTTGTCGCTCGCTTTCGAGCCGTACGATCGTCTCAAACTCCTCGACGTTGCCCGATAGCTTGATCAGGTCGATTACGTCAGTAGAGACGCCGTAGAGCTTTGCTATGTCGGCTACAGACGTGTTTTTTGCCTTTGCCTTGATCGCTAGGTAGCCTGCCCGTGCAAGTTCGGGTTTTGCGTTGATATAGTCTTGCGGTGTTATTTTACTCACTTAAAGCCTCGATATTTTCTAGCATTTCGGCGATCTCTTTACTTACTCGCCGTAGCTTTAGTTTCATAATCTTGTTGATCGCTGGGGTTGCTTGCACGTGTGCAGTAGGTTCGGCACCCGACCCTTGCACCCCGTTTGCGATCTCGGACAACTCACCCGACCAGAGCCAGAGTAAGCCGATCATTTCGTCGACAGTGTAGGGCAGGGTAGTAGTATCAGCCATTTGCTTGCCCGTCCTGATTGAGACCGTGCACCTCGACGTCGTTGCCTGTCTGCATTTTCCAGTCGATCACTCGACGTACGTGCCAGTTGAAAGTTTGATAGCCACCGATACCGAAACGCTGGGCGATCTCGTCCTTGTGGGCGTTGTAGATTGCCTTTACGTTGGCGGTGTCTGCGTTCTCTGCGTGGCGACGCATAAAGTCGTAGACCATTATGTTTTTAAGCGTCGGCTTTGTCATTGTAGACCTCGTCGTCTTTCTGGGCGATCTTTAGCTCGTCGATGATAGCGACGATCTCTTTGCGTGCGTTCTCACCCTCACGAGTACGAGTAACCGTAGTCTGTAGGTGTTCGAGCTTACCGATCACCTCGGCATAGCCCTTGCGACGCCCCATATCGTAGATAAACTTTGCGACCCGTAGCATATTACTTTACCTCGACCTTTTTACTTTTAGGTTCGACTGTCAGTGGGTTAGGCTTGTCTGTCTCGTCGTCGAGCAGGTCGAAACCCAGATCGTCGGCGTCGTCGGCTGTCATACCGAGCGACTTTGCCTCTTTTTCGTAGGCTTTCTCGTCGGTAGTTTTGACACGGTTTAAGATTGCCCTGCCTTGCCAGATCAGATCGACCGCCTCGTAAAACTTGTCTTTGTCGGCTTTACCGAGACTGGTGATGTACTCGATAGCATACTCACGTAGCACCTCGGCACGCTCCTCGATCGTCATAGGTTGCTCGACTGGTACCTCTGGCTGTTTACTCTTGAATAGACCCATTTACTTACCCTCGCTTTCGCTGTTAGTTTCTTTCTCGATTGACTTGTCTACGTTTTTGGCGTTTGCCTTTGCCGTAGCCTGATCGACCATTTTTTTGAGGCGGTCGGCGTCCTCTGGCGACACGATCATATAACCGACGGGCACGTCTGGGTTTTCCATAACCTGCATATCAGCGATACGTATTTTGTGTCGAGCCACGGCTTTGATAGCCTGCTTACTACGACGTTGTTTTCTATTTAGCATTATCTGGTACCTCTTTTACTTTGATTGCCTCGCCCGTTTCGGTGATCACTACGATACCGTTTACGCCGAGACGCTGTAACTGTTTAGCAAGCCCCTCGCTCGCCTCAAGCCCCAGATCGCCCCGTCTGATCTCGACCACGTACTTTTTAGTAGGGTCAAGCTCGTGGGCTGTTACGTTGATATTTACGTCAGTCATTATAGTAGCCTTTCTTGTGGGTTTGCATATTCTCGGGCGACGTCGACAAAGTCTGATCGCTGTTGCCAGTACGGGTCAGCCTTTGATCGCATTACGTCGATGATCGAGACCATAGGTATGTCGTCTTGCTCGGTTTCGTCCCAGTGTACGATACGGTTGCGAAACGACCGAGCCTGCTTAAAGACACGTATGTCGCCAGCTAGAAACTGCCAGCCTTTACGTGTGATCGTCCAGTGCCTCGGCACGTGCTTGCCGTGCTCGTCTACTGTCATTACCATAAGCCCGAAGTATCGTAGCTTTTGCAGGTTGCATAGTTGGCTGTACGTCAGCTCGACGTCGTCTGTGTCGATCACGTAACCGCCTTTGTCTCGGGCGACGTTAGCACAAGCCTGCAATATACCCACTAGCCCACGTGTCAGGCTGTGTACAGGCATTACAAGGCTTGCACCGCAACAACGGCACTCTGTGTCGCCCTCGTGCCAGCAGGTGCAATTTTCGGGCACCTTTACGTCTTTACGTCGTGCCATAGCTACACGACCCCCTCGATCTCGTCTAGGGCGTCTCGTAGCTCGGTCAGAGCGTCGATACGTTCTTGCATAAGATCGCCTCTACTGCTCGACTGTATGCCCTCGGGCATATTGTCGTAGCTGTCTTGCATTTCGTCGATCAGGGCGTCGATCTCGTCTGAGAAGTCGCTAGCTTTTTGCTGTATCGCCTCGATCTGCTTTTTTCGATTTGCCATTACTCGCCTTTCTATTATGGTTTGTAGCAGACCGTCTCGCCCTGCCACTCACGGCAGACGCTCGGACGGTTGGCGTACTCGGCGTCGTTGTGTCCGACTATGCCGAGTGCGATTATGAAAAACGCCACGGCTCCGATCGCCTTTAGTTTTGTTTTGAGTGTTTGTTTTTGGTTGCCCATTTTGTTGACTGTGTCCTTTCCCGAGGTCGGCTTACGACGCCTCGTAGACGTCATAAGCTCGGCTCGTGTTTACTTGGTTGCTTTGTTTGGGTGTCGCTCTCGGCTCTACTACCCTCGCCGTCGCCTGCGTTACTACGATTATAGCATACTTTCGCATAACACAAGTACTTTGCTCTACGATTTTCGCAGACTTATGCACAAGCAAAAAGCCCGATCTTTCGACCGAGCTTTCGACTTTCATAAGCCTCTCATTTTTCTAGCTCCCGACTAGAAAGGACAGACGGCAGGGGGTGGGCACCTACCGCCTAGTCCGTTGATAATTATAGCACAAGCGAGTAGGGCGTCTATAGTTCTGGTGGGTCGATCACGTCGGGTAGCATACAGTCGTCGCACGTGTAGTCAAAGGCAGGCGAGCCGTCGTCGTTCGAGCCGTGGGCACCGCACCCGACACGTTGGCTATCGTCCATTGAGACCGTCTACAATTTCGATTACACGGGGCAGGTTGAGACCGACTACGACAGTCATACCGACGGCTAGCTGGGGTATGATGATCGAGTTCGACCAGACCTGCACCTCGGCAAACTTTTCGGGGTGCTCGTCCACGTCGATGTACTCGAACTGCACGCCCTTTTTGGCTAGATAATTTTTCAGCATACGACACGGTGCACAAGTCGATCTGCCGTAAAGTTTTGGTGTCATAACCATACTATACCTCATTACTATAACCATAAGCTATAGGGCACTCCCCTACCGAGCACTGTGATCGCCCAGAAAAAAAGTTGTAAGGTGTTGCACCACTCCCCTACCCTACCGTGGGTGTCGGTCTGTAACAGGGGTCAGAGCCGTTTTTGAGACCCCCCTGCAAAAAACGTCGGGGAAGTGGTCGGGGAAGTGGTTTTGCAGGGTCGGGGAAGTGGTACGAGGGCACGAAAAAAGCACCTCTAGGGTGCTAGTTCGACCAGTTGTTTATACCCCTGCAAGGTGGGTCGGGGTACGACTTTTTGTAGTTGTCGTTGACCCTGATTATAGCACGAACACATTTTTTATACGCTAGTTTTTTGGGGCGACTACGTGGTACTTTGTCGAGCAAAAATGTACGGTCTTGAGTTGCTGGTAGTACGTGTAAAAGTCGAACTCTTGGCAAAACTTATACGTGCCGATTTCGTCGGGTCGCTGGTCGGGTTTGATCGTCAAAACTTGGCACGGGTCGCTGGTCTTTTCGTAGGCTATGCCGTCGGGTAGGTTGCGTTGCAAGACACTGCGGTTTTGCTCGTCGACGTAAAACGTGCGTACGTTATTGACGGCAATTATACGTGTGCGTGGGTCTCGGCAAAATGTTACTGCGAGGTCGTCGCCCTGCTCTACTTCGGGCGTTGCTGTTACGCTCTGCACGTTCAGTAGATAGTCGCCAGTTGCCCAGCCATAGTAGATCGCTCGCAGTGGGTAAAACACGATCAGCGAGCCGAGTGATAGTAACGTAAAGATAGTCAGAAAGCCGACTACAAAACGGTGCAGTGGGCTACGACGTATAAAATTGAGTAACGCTTTTGTTGCCATATTTTGCCTACTTTCCCTCTCTTTTTTCTAGCACTTTTTCTAGTATCTCGCCACCTCGGGCACCGTACCCAGTCGCCAGAATTGCGACCGAGATTACCCACTGTGGGTCTTTGCCGAAAGCAAAACTTACGAGCAGGTAGCCGAAAAGCGTGATCACGGCAAGTAGCTGTACAGCCGTGATCTTGCTCTCTGGCTTTTTAGATCGTAGAGCTATAATGTAGCCGACAACGACGCCGAACATAAGCCCGAGCATAAGCCCTGCGAAAAACTGATAGTGCAAAGGTGCCTCTAGCGGTGTCATTTTTGTTTTATAGCCCTTTCCCTTACTAGACCTTTTTTAGGTTGCTTGTCCTTACTGCCGACCATACCTGCCCACGAGCCGATAGCACGGCACGATCGCCGTTGAGTTCGGTTATGGTGTAAGACTGGTCGTACTGTGTTAGTGGTAAGCCATTATATGCCACTGGCTTGAGTGGTGCGACACGATCGCCGACGGCAAACGCTGGTGCTGGTGCACCTCCCTCGGGTACTGATTTGTTGACGATCGCTTGAATAGCGTTGTAGTCATAGCCTGCCTGTTCGAGGCGTGCTTTACGATCTGCACCGTTGCCCCAGTCGCCACGGCGTACCTCTAGGGCTATTTCGTCGTTGCTCTTACGTGCTGGTGCAGGTGCAGGGCTAGCACCGTTGACGATCGCCTGAATAGCGTTGTAGTCGTAGCCTGCACTGGCTAGACGAGCCTTGCGTACGTCGCCGTTGCCCCAGTCGCCACGTAAGACCTCTTTTGCGATCTCCTCGTTTGATTTGCGAGCTGGTGCAGGTGTTGGTGCTGGTGCCTGTGCCCACTTCTTATAGCGAAATGCACCAGCGAAAGCAGACTTGCTTATACGAGCAAGGTTGAAAGCACTACCGCCAGCAGGGTTAGTCGGGCTACCGCCCTGATTTTGCCCTAGAATAACCATATAGTTGCCGTCGTAGCCGTCAAAAAAGCCGATATGGTTAGGACGCATACAAACGACGTCGCCACGCTGTAGACTGTTTACGTCGTACACGAGGTCGAAGTCGTTGCCTTTGTTGACGTCTCGTTTCAAGTCCCAGCACCCGATCGCCAGACCGTTGCCAGTAACTAGAGACCTGCCGAGCTGTTGCCAGAGCAAGGCTGTGCCGTCCCAACACTGCCAGCCGTAGTAGTTGTCGACGTCGTAGCCATTACCGAGCACGGTAGCACGTAGTTGATCGTACGAGCCTGTCGGTATGCTGTAGTATTGCCCGACACCGCCCTCGGTTTCGTCCTGTAGCTTGGCTTTGATGTAGTCCTCGCTAGGTTGTGGCAGGTCTGCCACGTTGACGATCAAAGGCTTGTCGGCGTCAGTGTTGACGCTCTGATCTTGTAGTTTTTTCAGCTCGTCAGCAGGCACGCCCATAGTAGTAGCGAGCTTGCTTATGATCTTGCCGAGCATAACGGCAGAGGCGAGAATAACGACGCCCAGAATTACCCGAGGGGCGACCGCTTGTGCGTTCACGATCTGTATGCCCTGTGCCTCGGCTTGTGCGAGCAACAGAAAGGCACCGAAAGTAGCACCTACTACAGAGGCACCCAGAGCGAGCCACTTTACTAGCCCGTTGACGTATAGTTTCCAGTCGAAACGCATACCCCAGATGTTGATATTTTGGTACGCCCCGACGAGCGTGTAGATCAGCACGAAAAGACTGTAGATACCATAGTCGATCAGTGCGTTTACGATTACCCCTTGCATATTGCCACCTTTCTATTGTGTTACTTTTATAATACCATAACCTTTTTAGTTATAGCCCCAGAAAGTTACTGTAATACCGTTTACGGCATAAGACGAGGTAGGGTAAACCAGAGAAACGCTGTTGATATCCTCATTTTTTAGTAGTAGACCTTGTTGTTTTGCCCAGCCACGCTTTCGTACTGTCGTCTCACCGTCTACAGATATAACGTCGACAGCCCTTGCAATTCTAGCCTTTGTCATACGGACGTCATAGGCGTTAGCGACGACCAGAAAAGGCAGACCAGACGAACTCGGTACACCACTTTCATAACCTAGCGTAGATGATATAGCATATACACGAGTGTACTCGTAGTCAGTCGAGCCAGTGTAGCCGTTGATAACAAGTTGAGGCGAGCCAGACGGCGAGGCTGTGCCGTTCATACGCTCCACGGTCTCGAACTCGATAAACTTATATTTACCAGCAAGACCAGATATTGAAGCTGTCGGGGTTGTGCCTGTACCACCGATCACTACTGTAGCAAGTTTTACTCTTGTCTCGGCGACGGTTGGCATACGTACCTCGTTGTTGTAGATCTTGCCGTCAAGACCGATACGAAAGATAGGTATGCCGACGGGCACGACTAGCTCGACAGTAGTGCTTGCAAGTTTGTCGGTGATGATCACCTGCAACTGCCACGCATAATTACGGTCGAGGCTTACTTGAAAATCTGTAACGGACACGTTGCCAGAGCTGGTAGCAGATGTTTTATTTACCCAGCTAGACCACGAGGCGTCGGTCGTCTTTTTATAGCGGTACTGTACACCGTTTGACGTATTGACGGCATTTTTGTCGGTACCTGAGATAGTTAGGCGACTGATCACGCCCTCAATATGTACGTCGGTAGTCGTCTCGAAGTTGTTGACACGATTTGCAGTAGCTACTACTTGAGGTGCCTGATACGGCAAGATGTTTACGGTAGTGTTTACTGTCGTGTATAGGTTACGGCTGTCGATCGCCTTTACTGCGAGCGTACCGCTAGCGTTTAAGCCGATCGTGCCGAGATTTTTTGCAATATCAGAGGTAGAGTACGTCTGATCTACGTTTACGCCACCTATAGCCATATTGTACTTGACCATAGTTGCGTACTTTTGGGCGACTGCTTTATTTGTCGCTAAAATATCGACCTCTAGGGTGCTGTAGCCTTGTATGATGTACTGATCGTTGCCCGTGATCGCTACTATCGAGCTGTTGGCGTCTTTGTAGGTGTATGTAGAGAAAACAGGCTCGCCAGCGACGACCGAGAAAGTCGGGTTATAGCCTACTGCGTCGCCCATTTGACTAGAGTAACCACTGTCGCTATATGTTCTTACGACACAACGGGTACCCCACGACGAGGCAGACGTATTGCTTGCGTATAGTGCGTTTAGCTCGGCTGTTGTCGGTACAAACTGATAGGTACCGTTGAAACGCCCGAGGTCTCTAGTGATCCAGATGTCGGCGTCGTCGGCACCTGTGTTCTTACGTATAAAAGCACGTATGTAGCCGTTTGCAGGGTTACTTATACCGATCGACAGCTTTGTAGTTTCGCTATAGTTTGACGGGGTCGAGCTAAAGGTAGCACCCATAGGTATATTGTCCATAGACCAGCTACCACTACCCGAGCTGTTGACAGCGTTTGTGTAGATACCAGCCTGTGCCGAGGCACCGAAAGACCTGTTACCGACGCTGTCGGTGTAGAGTGTTTTACTACCAGACAAGATCGTCGTAGCACCAGCACCATAGACTTGCGTTTGCCCACGGCTGTAGCCCGAGCCGTCGACGTTCATAGAGTTATTATAAGTGTACATCCAGTAGCCACTAGAGCCACCGTACGATTTAAGCGTGTACGATATGTTGTGGTAGCCGACAGAGCCAGAGCGACCCCAGCCAGTACGCCACCACTCAAAGATCAAGCGACTAAAATAGCTACCGCCACCTTGCCCACTGTCAGACGTCAGAAAGTTACCGCTAGTTGCCATTTTCAAGTACCCCCAGCTCTACGAGCCAGCTAGCTACAGTATCGACGAGCGATTGCCCGTAGACAGGCTCGATCTCTTTTGTCGGTACGTTGTCGAGTTGATCGTCAATAGGTAAACCGTCGCCCCATACTAAAAGCATAGAGACAACACCCTTGTAGCTCTCGGTAAAGGTGTCGGGGAAGTCGTTTGCGATGTCTGTAAACAATTTCGGTAGGGTCGGGAAGTGTTGCCCGTCGTAGCCCCACGACTGCATAGCACCGTTGCCGTATGTTACGTATATTTGTAGTTTTTCTGTGTCTTTCATAGCCCTATTATACCCCTTATGCCTCGTCTAGTTTCACAAACGCCCAGCCTGCTTGATCACCACTGGCGATAGGCACGATCTTGATAGGCGTCATTTGTATTTGCTGTCGGGCGTTTAGTTTTGCGATGTCGGTTACATCTCGGTCGATTGTAAAGACGTTTTGCTCAGTACCAGAGGCGGTAGAGTACGCATTGAGACCGTTGATAGGGCTTATTTCGAGGCGGTCGCCGTTTGGGTTCGTCAAAACTATGCCGTCTTGGTCGATTTGCCCTACCTCATTACCGAACTCGTCGTATAGTTCGATAATACCATTGTTGCCCTCGTAGAAACCGAGGCGTAAGCTACCGCCCTTTATACGATCTGCTACTAGGTTGATCACGTTGATTTGTTGCATATCGAGGGTACCGTCGATCGTCCACGCAGAGGTAAAAGTACCGTCAATACCAGACGTACTAAAGCCGATACCGCCTGCGTTGATACGCATTACGTTTGTAGCGGTCTCTTTTGGCAGTGTATCGACTACAAGTATCTCGTCGCCGTCGTAGATCACGTACGAGTTGCCTAGTATGCCGTTTATGGTGTTTGTAGCGTCTGTCAGTGCCTTATTGAAAGCCGACGTAACACCTACTTGCACTTGCTCGGTAGCTGTGTCGATCGCAGTTTGCGTATTATTTACAAGGTTCGACAGTTTCGGGTTGAAGTTGCCGAACTCGACCTTGTCGACACGCTCTGCGATTGCATTGTACTCGATAGCGATTACGTTTGTCTCAAGAGGCACCGTAAGCCGTGGGTGATTGACACGTATAACGTCGCCGATGTCGGTTATGCCCTCGATAAAAGCCGAGAAAGAGTAGTTTACTTTTGGGTAGTGGTTTTGCGATAGGTACGTTTGTGCTTGTGCGAGTAAGTCGAGCTTTAGATCGTCGATATAGGCTGTTTCGTCAAGCACGCCTGCCTCGTCTCGGTAGTTGTCGGGGTCGATGTCGCCCTGATCAAACGTAAGTACCCTGCTATATGGTTGGCTGTAGTCGTCGGCATTGTATTCTACGTAGGTATCGTCGAGCATAAGCCCGTCTTTGCCGACTGGCAGGAGTTTCGTAACGACGTCGTCCCAGTTGTCGCCGATTGCGTAGTCTGTGATGTTTTTACCGTAGGCGATAGTAACGCCTCGGTCTTGCCCGATCGTCTCACGTACTGCTACACCCCAGTTGTCTAGGTCTAGGTGCCCACCCCAGCGATCTACGACACTCAAGAAAGCAGTGTAGAGGTCTTTGCGTACAATACGTAGCGAGTTGATACCCGTTATATCAGATATGGTCGTAAACGGTGAAGTAACGTCTGTTGCACTGTTTAGGTGGTCGAGGGCGTAGTCAGCGTCATTTGATACGACATAGCTATCGACGATTAGGTAGTTTTTTGCGTCATAAAATAGGTGGTACGCCTTGATGTCGACTTTCGTACCCTTTACCTTACTGGTGGCAACTCGAAAGCCCTGCCGACCCCACGGGGTGTCGACTGCGACGATATAATCACGTACGTAGAGGTGTGCATTTGTCGAGCTATCACGCAGATCGAGGTAGTAGTCGCCGTTGTCCTCTTTTCGCACCACTGCATAGAGTGGCTGTAGTACTTTCAAGCCTAGCGTAGTGAAGTCTGTAGCGGTATCGTTGAAAAGTATGATCATAGCCACCTACTGTTAGGCGTTATAGTTACTGTCGCCGTACCCGTCCAGCCTATATCGCTACTACCAGCAGGTAACACGGCAAAATTGCCTACTACTTTGTCGTTTTGCGAGCCTGTAGCGTCATAAGCCTCGACGTTTTCGCCGTCTAGGTAGATTTCGCCCGAGGCTGGTATCGTAACAGTGGCAAAATCTTGCCCGTCGACGTCTAAAGTGATCACATCGTCGGGGGTGCCCTCTACTTTAATCAGTGGTTTGCTGTCCTCGTAGCCCTGATTTACGACTGTCAGTGGGCTAGTACTGCCCGAGACGTTGCTTTCGGTTACGAGCTTTTTGTACGGCTGTACCGTCCACTTTACTTTTGCAGTACGGTATCGAATAAGTGCGTCAAAGTCGATCTGCGAGGTGATACGACCCCAGTACTTCTTTGTAGGTTCGTTTGCAAAGATCACCCAGCCCTCGCCACTGAAAAAGTTAGCGATCTCGTCGATGTCATAGCTACCGTGTAGCCCGATCGACGCCTCTTTGACATAGGTATCATAGCCGAGGTAGTTTACGACGTCCCCGTCTCTACCGTCGACGTCGATACTCTCGGTTTTGCGTGGTGCACGGGTGATCGCAGGCTGTTCACTGATAAGCAGACCCGTTATAGTGTCGCTGTCTACGCCCTTGAAAGTGATTTTACCCATATAGTGCCCCCTGTACTGTGTTTGTTACGAAAGTACCGACCTTTTGATCGTCTAGCTCTATTTTAACAGACTTAAAGCCCTCTACGACTGCCTTTGATAGGTTGTCGATATTGAGTGCACTAGCGAGGCTGTTGCTGTCGGCGACTTTGCTTGCGAGACCCGTGTTATTTAGCTCGACAGAGGTGTCAAACTTGGTCGGTATCGCCTTTTGCATATCTTTTGTTACGCTGTCCATACTTGCAGTAAAGCCCTCACCGACACCGAGACCGAGGTTTACACCGATTTCGTCTCTAAAGAGTGTCGACGGCGAGTGTATACCGAAAAAGCCCTTTATGCCGTTGAGTACGGACTGCCCGAAACCTTTGATTTTGTCCATAATCCAGCCCGTTACGTTCTGTATACCCTGCCAGAGACCCCGTATAAGGTCGCCACCGACCGATACGAGCGAGCCGACGCCTGCTTTGAGACCGTTTACCAGTGCAGAGATGATCTGCGGTACCGCCCTTATAAGGGCAGGTATAGCTTGTATCAAACCACCGATCACGGCGATTATAAGCTGTATGCTTGCCTGTATGATCAGCCGTAGCATAGTCGGGTTTGTCAGTGTCGTTACGAGGGTGTTGATGATCTGCGGTATGTAGCCGATCAGTTGAGGCAAGGCGTTTGCAAGCCCCTGCACGATTGCAATAAGCAACTGTATACCTGCCAGTATGATAGCAGGCAGATTTTGCACCAGTGTCGTGATGATCGTCTCGATTGCAATAACGATCTGGGGTATAAGCTGGGGTATAGCCTGTGCGATACCCGTGATCAAGCCCAGTAGCACGTCGATACCAGCCTGAATAACCATAGGCAGGTTTGTGATGATGATATTTACGAGCTGGGTAAGCAGTTGCACAACTACGGGCACCAGTTGAGGTAGTACCGTAACGATCGCACCGACAAGACCCTGCACTGCCTCGATAAGTGGTGGCAAAATGGTCGTGATGATCGTAGGTATTTGCTCGACAAGCCCGATTGCGAGCTGTCCGATACCCTCTACGACGCTCGGTAGTATCGCAGTTACGTTTGTAGCGAGGTTGCCGACACCCTCAAGTAGCCCGTCGATCGCTTGCTGTATTTGCTCGTTGTTGCCCGTGCCGAAACTGGCTAGTACGTTTTCCCAGCTAGCCTTTACAGAGTTGAAACTACCCGATATGGTGCTCGACGCCTCTTTCGCAGTGGTGCCCGTGATACCTAGCTCGGTCTGGGTCTTGTGTATCGCCTCGATCAGCTTGTCGAAAGGTATGTCTTTGACGTTTTCAGCCGTCGCCTTAAAGCTCGACCCCATAACACCGCTATCGTTGACCAGACGTGCCATTTCGGACGCCGTACCACCGTAGCCCAGCTTGAGGTTGTCAAGCATAGTAAAGTTGTCTTTCGCAAAACCTTGATAGGCGTTTTGTATAAGCGAGATGTCGGTGCCCATTTTGTTAGCGTTGTCGGACATATCGACGACTGCGGTATTTGCGATCTCGGTTGCTTTGGCAGTATCACCACCTAGACCCTGCAAGAGGCTCGCAGAAAAGCCCGTTACCGTTTCCATATAGGCATTTGCCGACAGACCTGCCGTTTTGTACGCCTCGTTTGCGTAAGCCTGCACCTGTTTCGAGCTGTCCTTAAACAAAGTCTCGACACCGCCGACCAGTTGCTCGTAGTCAGCAAAGGCTTTGACGCTGTCTTTGACCATATCGACGACGCCCGAGCCGATCGCTTTGATCGCAGAGCCGATCGCCTTTACACCTGCCACGATTGCGTCGCTAGCTAGGTTTGCTTTCAGCACGTCGCCGAAAACCGACGCTTTTTTGCCCGTACCGTCCATTTCAGAGCCGAGTTGCCCCGTCTCTTTGCCTGCACTGTTTAGCTGGGTTTCCATTTTGTTGAGGTTTGCAGTGGCGTTGTTGATCTGTATTTGCAGTTTCTTGCTACTGTCGCTCGCCTCGCCGTTTTGGGCGTTGCTATCAGCTAGAGCCTTGTTGAGGTCTTGCAGTCGGGTGCGTTGGTCGGCGATCGCCTTGCTTAAAGCCTCTTTTTTGGCTTTGTCAGCGTCGCTAGCACTGGCAGACTTGTCGGTCGACGTCGCCATAACTTTCATTTCGGACGCCATAAGTCGCATATCGCTGGTGATGTCTCGTAGAGCCTTGCGGTAGTCGCTCTCACCCGTAAGTTTTATGCTACCGCCGAAAGTATTTGCCATATTACGCTACCTCTTTCTCAAACTCTAGTAGACGGTGGTAGAGCTTGGTGTCGGTGTCGTAGGTATCTTGCCCACGACCTCGATATACCCAGCCTGCGTCGATGAAAGCCTGCTTTATTTGTGTTGATAATACTAGGTAGTCGCCTTTGCTGTATATGTCGATGTCCCACGCCTCGACATACTCTAGCGGTACGTTGTCCCCAGACAAGCCGACACCCTCGTTAGTCGGCGAGTAAACCGCAAAGGTGTCGGCTTGTCCGTCAAAGTGCAACAGTGCAATAGGCAGGGCGTTACCGCCTACCGTGATTGTCTCTAGTATCGTTTTTACTTGGTCGTTCATTACTGCATACCCTCAAAAAGTCTCGGCTCGACACGACGCATAGCCCCCTCGATCGCCGATTTGTTGAAACTTTTACGAAAGAAAGGTCGTTTTGCCTCACCTCGTTTTGTGCCCCGATCACGTGCAGAGGCGATCAGTGGTATCGCTACACCTTTGTCGTTGTAGCCACTGAAAAGCACCTTTACAGCGACACCGCCGTCGCTAGGGGTCTTGTACACTCGGGTCTTTTTCAGCCCTTGCTCTAGGCTACGGGTCGTCTTAAACGACGCACGCATATTTGATCGCATATTTCGCAGTACTACGTCGGCACCAGCGTCGACCATTTGCCCGAAAACGTCGTCGCTCTTGCCCTCTAGCTTTTCGATCTGGTGCAGTAGATCGTTGCCTACCTCTACGTCAAACCGTGCCATATTACTGCTCTACCTTTCGTACTTGTAACTCGATCAGACCCGTGGTTTTTGCCTCGGCGTCGTTGATATAGACGATCGACCAGTCGTGCCCGTCAAAACGCACGATGTCTTTGCGATCAAACGTGGCTGTCGGCTTGCGAAACTCTAGCCCTACGGTTGCGTCCTCGAAGTTCGAGCCACTTTGCACGATCGTATAGCCACGAGTACCGCTTGCTTTCGCCCACGCCTTGCAGACGACCGTTTCTGAGACGGTATCAAACCCATTTGCGTTCGTATTTTTGGTACGTCGCACAATACTGATACGTCGGTTATAGTCGCCTGCGTTTTTCATAGAAAGTTTACCCTGTGCATACCGAGTATGCTATCAAGCACTGCCTCGACCTGCCCCTTGTCAGTGTAAAAAGTGCGGTTGTCGTACTGATTTTGTACCAGTACGCAGATCGCAGTAACAAACTCGGGTTTGCTGTCGAGTGTTGTTACGTCGCTTTCGTCTACGTCCGTGGTTGCTGGGTCGTCGGCTGGTGCCGTTGCAGGCAAGCCAGTGTAGGACGTCAGAAAGCCCTTTGCAGACGCAAGCATAGTACCGAGTTCGTCGGTCAGCTCTGTGTCTGGGTCGTCGACACGCAGGTAGCTAGCAAGGTAGGCGGTTGTGATGTCGCTTACTTTTTCGATAACTGCCATAGTTTTGCTGTCCCTTTCTGGCTTATAGCCACTCGTCTGATTTTTGCTGTTGCTCTCTCAGCTCTGCGTAGCTAGTGCCCTTTACTTTTATGTCGTGGTAGTTCTGAAAATGCTTATAGAGCCGATACCACTTGCCGAAAGTCATACGCCCTACTTCTTTGACCGTGTAACCTAGTTGCGTATGCCCGACGTATTCTATCCACGAGAAGTCGAGGCTACCGTCGTCGTCGTCGTGGACTACACGTTTTTTGAGGTGTCGTCGCCCGTATCAGTAGCAGAGGCGATCGTCGCCTGCATAGCTTTCTGTACTTCGTCCTTGCCCCACGTGGTGATCAAGCGACCGACTTGTCGCTCTGTGAAAGGTACCTTTTTCTTGTCGGCTGGCAGATCGTCGTTTTCGATCTCGACACCCTCGTTTAACATAAACGTAAACCCTTTGATGAAAGCCTGCATATCAGGCTCGCCACCTCGGGTCGGGTTTTCTGCGTCGTCCTCTAGCAACTCTACCCACGCCGACACGCTACCGTACTCAGACTGTATCTGTGCCATTACGTTGAGGTTGAAAGCTAGCGTCGCTTGTTTGTCGCCCTCGCCGATCTTAAAGATTTTCTCTTGCATTTTTTTTACTCGCCTTTCGCTTGCTAGATTTAGCTTTACTCGCCACGGCACGATCGTCTAGCGTTTCGACCTTGCCCTGCTCGATAAGCTCGGTAGCGTAGGCGTCGTCAAGCTCGGCTAGTGCACCCTTAACACGGGTAAACTGGTCTTTGTCAACGAAACCTACTACTACTCGAACTTTCATATTACGCTACCCCGAAACACGTATCTAGGTAGTCTACTGCCTCTGCGAGGGTGTCAAACGTGTTCGTCTTTGACCACGTCAAGCCGTCGCTTATGGTAGAGGCGTCGCCCTCAAGAGTAACGGTACCGAAAGTAACGCTGTCGCTTTTGGTTGTGTCCTCTTGGTTAGGCTCCTTAAACTTCACCTTGCAGATAAACTCTGCTTTGTATTTCGCAACACCGCCTACGATCTTGGTGATCACTCGACCGAGACCGACGTAAGGTGCGATGTCATTTGCCTTACGTACAACTTCACCAGTGGTTGCGTCTGGTGTGCGACCTAGTAACGTGGCTAGCACGTCTTGACGGTCGTCGTCAATTTCCATAGAAACACTTGCCGAGCTAAAAGTACTGTCGCTCTCTGCGAGGGCGTTGTCTGCGTACAGCTTTGCGTCGTTGTTTTTGACGCTTACCGAACACTTGACGCCTTTACCAGCAGAGGCAGGGGTACCGTAGGTGTCGCCCGTAAGTACGGCATATCGTATGCCTTGTAGTCCTGTTTTTGCCATAACTACTTACTACCTTTCTGTGCGTTAGTTTTGTCAGTTTCGCCAGTTGTAGGCTGTTTGTCAGCCTCGCCGTCGGTCTGGTCGCCACCGTCGGCGTTTGTGGTTTGCTCGTCGTCAGACACTACCTCGCCACTGTCTGCCTCGCCGTCGCCTGCCTCGTCGACCTTTGCAGGTTCGACGGGTGCAGGTGGGGTCTGGGTAGCAGGGTTTGAGGTAGTAGCTGGGGCTGGTGCCGAGCCTTTTACAGCGTCGGCTTTACCAGCCTTGACGAGTACCTTGCCGAACTTGTCGGCGACTTCGTACTCTCGACCAGTCCTGAAACTGGTGCCCTGTCCGAAAAAGTTACTCTTTGCTACTACTTTCATATTGTCCCCCTACTACGCAGACTTGACTTTAAGTACAGCGAGCATCTGGTGGTTTTCGACTTCGGCGTCAGCCTCAAGCCACGCAACGACACCAGTAGCGTGCTGTGTTGCAAACTTCTCACGCAAGACGTTGATTTCAAGCTCCTCGCTCCATTTAAGAGCAACACCTGAAAAATCACCGAAAGCAATAGCTTTTACGCCGTCTGCAACTTCTGGCATTTTGTCAGAAACGTATGCAGGGTAGCCCAAAATCTTGCCGTCGAACTCGCCCGTCAAGTCCTCAGTAAAGAGGTAGCGACCGTTGTCGTCTTTCAGCTTTTCGATAGCAGACTTGGTTTCAGTTGCCATAACCCAGATCGCACCCTTACGAAACGCTTGCTTGACTTGGTTCTTGAGGTCGATAAGGTCGTCAGCGTCAACAACGCTAGCGGTAGCTGTCTCAAAGACACGACCTGCGTCGAGACCTGAAAGACCTGCCATTTTACCACTCGTACCGATCAAGATTTCGCCCTCTAGGAAGCGTGCAACTTCGTAAGAGATACGCTTGATAACAAAGTCAACAAGGTTTACGTCGGTGTTGTTGATCAGGCTGTTAGACAGTTTGACCAGCGTACCAGCGAGGAAGTTTTGCAACTCTACGCTGTCGAAAGCACCGACTTTGCTTTCAAGATCAGTAAACTCAGTTGCGTAAGCGACAGTGATGTCGTTACCGCTACCGTCAGCACCGTAAACAGGGATTTCAAGAGTACCCTTTGTTACGTACTTGGTAGCCTTTTCAACAACTGGCGAGATGTCGTAGATTTTTTCTACGATTTTCTTTGCGATAGTTTTAGGCACTACGGCGTTGTTGTTGGCACTGAAAGTCAAGTTTACGTCTGCACGTTCTTGCTTGCTGTTGCCACCGTAGATCGAGCGAATATAACTAGCGAAAGCACGTGTTTCACGTTCTGCGACTTGGTCGGCAGTTTCGGTAGTTGTAGCACCGTCCTCTTGTTCGGTACCTTCTTCGGTCTCACGCATAGCTTGGATTTCCTCGACTGTGCGTGTGATGTTGGCGACCTCTGTTTTGAGTTCGTCCCATTTCTTTGACTCGTCCTCGGACATAGCCCGAGTTTCGGTCGTTACTTTGTCAGAGATAGCCCACATTTCTTTCTGTAGGCTAGCTCGCTTTTCAAGTAGAGCTTTTAAGTTCATAATTGAAAAGTCCTTTCCGCCCTTACGGGCTACTTATTTTGTTATATGCTTGCCTCTCTGATGTCAGCCTCACGCTGTAGACGTTGGCTTTCGAGTTCGGCTGTCGCCTGCTCGTCGCCCTCGTCGTCGTCCGACCTATCAGAGTTGGTAGCCGTAGTTTCAGTAGATGTTTTACCGTCGTCGCCGACGTCCTCGGTATTGTCTGTCTCGGTGTCTATTTCGGTATCGTCAGAAACACGTATGCTTACCTCTACACCGTCAAGACTGCGAGTTTCGATACTGGTGCCGATATAGGCTGGTAAAGCACGATCGTCGATGATCGACACTTCGTGCAGTGCGAGGCTTTTGATCACTCGCTCGACAAGACCGTCGGCTCGTGTAGTCTGGTCGGCTTGCTCGTCAGAGAAACCGAAAGACCAGCCCCGTAGTTTGCCTGCTCGGGCTTTTTCGATCACCTCGGGGTCGGTGATCTCTACGGTTGCCCGTAGCCCGACGTTGTCCTCGACGATCTTTGCAGTACCGCTAGCGGTGTCTGCGAGCTTGCGATCAGGGTTGTGGTTTAGCAATACCTCGATGTTTCGGGCACGCTGTATAGCTTTCTTAAAGACGTTCGGTAGTACTTTCTCTACGAAACGTGCGACCATACCGACGCCCATTTGTGGGGGTAGTGGTCGACTGAAACGATCTACTGCGTTGACGTAGCCGTCGATTATGACTTTGTTTGCTCGGACGGTGATTTTCATTTTGTTTGCTCCTCTGCGTTNNGCCGTCGCCCTCACCGTCGAAAGTTTTAGTATCGCCCGTGTTCGGCGTGTAGTATTGCTTTGTCTTGACGTCAAAGACGACGTCGCCCAGACCCATAGAGACGATGTCGAGACCGTCGATAGGTGCAAGGTTTTCGCTCTCTCGGATTTCGTTTTTCGTAAAGACGCCGATCTCGCTAGCGATCTTGTAGCTCTCGAAACGAGCTTGCAGTTCGGCTTTCAGTACCTCTCGTTTGTCAAAGGCAAAAAAGTGATCTTTCTTTTCGGTTTCGAGTAGCAGTGATTTGTTTAGGGCACTCTCGATAGCCTCAAGCACTGGCAATACTGCGTCTCTGAAAAAGTCGTCAAACGTCGAGCCTTGCGTGATCGCAAAGACCTCTAGCAGTTCGTCGTGCAGAGTTTTCTTGCGTTCGTTGACTTGCATTTCTCGGGCAGTATCGTTTGCCTCTTGAAACTTGAGACCAGAGTTTAAGATAACGACGTTTTCGCTCGTGTTAGCGTACAGGTCTTGCCACGCCTTTTTTAGAGCCGTCATAGCGTCTTTGTCGAGCACCTTGTCAGACTGCAAAAAGCCTTTTTTGCTACCGCCCTTTTTGACGATACCTAGCTCGTACAGTGTGTTGTTGAAAGACGTAGCCAGTACGTCGTTGATCTGCTTTGTAAGTGGCACGCCGAGAAAGCCGTCGTCAGTATCACGTAGCACGCCGACAAAATCAAACTGCTCGTACTGTTGACCGAGCACGCTGTAGCGACCGTCTTTGTGTAGTGGGTTTACGTCGTTGATTACGGCTGTGATCTGGCGAGCTGGTACGTACTTGAGTGCCGTAGGGTCGCCACCTTTGCGGTTGCGTTCGATGTACAGAAAAGCACCTTTTTCAAGTAGGTAGTCTCGGGCTAGGCGTTTCTTTGTAGCAAACTGATCAAGCGTATCGCCACTGTCGACGTTGAGTAGGTAGACACGGTTGTCGTCGTCTAGGCACTCGGTTGTCGGCTTACCCTCGGCAGACTTGCCACGCTTGTAGAGCTTGATAGGCAAGATCGCTACCATAGTAGAGATACGATTTACGGCAGAGGCGATTACAGGTATAGACAGGGCGTTCTCGGGGGTGATGTCCTCACCAGTAAGCAAGGCTCGCAAAACAACATCATCGACAAACTCTTTCGTCGCTGTGTCTGTTGTGCGTGTTTGCCGTCTGGTGAAAAGCCCCATTTTACCCCTGTTTTCTGCTTTCTTTTGTCTTGATTATATCATAAGCGTAAGAATTACAATAGCCATTTTAGCCAGTTTGTACTACAAAGTCGAGCTGGTCGTTCATAAACCGATCGAGCTGTAGCAACGCCACGGCGTTGATCAGAGATACGACGCCGTCGATCTTGCCCTGCGATTTTTTCTTTGTTACGTAGCGGTTCATATTTGTGTCGTAGGTGCACTTTGCGTTTGTAAAGTTCAGCTCTAGCAGTTGGTTTTTCTCGTACAGAAAATCTTGCTCGTCGATCTTTTCAGATAGTAGCTTTGTCGGTGGGTGCAGGGTGTCGCTGTGCTGTCTGATCTGCACGGTCGTAAAACGCTTGTCCCACTTTTGGGCAGAGCTTAAAGCGTTGAAACGGTCGTAGCCGATCGCCTGTATCTGCACGCCTAGCTTGCTCGGTAGTGAAAATACAAAGTCCTCGATAAAGCCGTAGTCTACGGTCTTGTTACCGCAGGCAAACACCCAGCCTTGCTCGATGTAGTTGCGGTAGTCGATACGCTCCATAGCGTTTTTTTCGTCGATACGACCCTCGGGTATGAAAAACCACGTAGCCGATAGTATCTTGCCGTCGTCCTCTGAAACCATACTTACCGAGCAGTTGTCGTTTGTCATTGAAAGGTCGACGCCGAGCCATACAACACGGTTCGACCAGTCGATCGCCTGCGTACGGCAAGCCAGTACGTCGTTGATGTCGACGTAGGTTTCGGTGCCCGAGCCACTGTAGATAATGTTGCAGTGCTTGGTCAAAAAGTTTTCTCGGGTGTTCGGCATAGCCAGAGCACGCCCCCTTGCTTTGACGAGGTCTTGCCAGACGTAGTCAAGCTCTTGTGCGACGGGGTTTGCGTGTCGCAGTATGCTATCGTCGGTCTGCCAGTCGGCGACGTTGTCAGGCTCGTAGAGCAGTGCAAAGTTCGTGTCGTCCTCGGTGATACCGTCGAGCACTGATTTCGAGTAAGCGATCTCTGCCTCGAAAGGGTTGTCGGCAGTTGGGTACTTCGTCGAGATAATACACCCCAGCTTGTTTTTGATACCAGTTTGCCCAGATCGCATAGCGTCGATCGCATAGCTTGACGGCAGTGCCCCGACCTCGTCGGCGAGAAACGCTGTAGGCAAACGACCGTCCATACGGCTGTTTGAGTAAGCGAGTGGCTGGTACGTGCTCTCGGTAAGCAGACAGTCGATACGCCTTTGCCAGACGTTGAAACGTGCCTTACCGTTGTGCTCTTTGATCGCTACCGAGGCGTTGAGTGTGTCCTTGATCGCAAGCATAACCTCACCAGAAAGCGAGGCGTCAGGTGCCACCGAGAAAAACTTACTGTACCTCGGCTCGGTCAGCATAAGTATGATAAACACTACGCCGATCGTGTACGTCTTGAAGTTCTTACGGGCGATCTCTAGCGTGGCGGTTTCGTAGCGTCGGCGTGTCCGATCGTTGCGGTGCACTGCACAAAGTACTGCCGTGATAAAAAACCACTGATACCCCATAAGGGCTTTTGACATAGGCTCGCCCGACTTGAGACCTTTAGGCATAATCAGCACGTCTAGCAGAGCCTTGACGATCTTTACTTTTTGCTGGTCGATCACGTAGTCGGGGTGCTCGTCCAGTGCCATTTTGACAAACTCCTCGGCTTGTAGTCGTACGTATTTCGGGGCGTCGATCGTGCCTGCCACGACGTCGTTTGCGTAGCGTAAGGCGTCCATACTATGCCACGCTTTCGGCAGTTTCGCCACGTAGTGCCCGAGCAAGTGGGTCGTCGTTGTCGTTGCCTGCGTTCATTTTTGCGACCATTGAAAGTAGTACCTTTACGGTAGCATTACTCTCTTGCGAGACTTGTTTGTATTGCACGATCAAGGGGTTTGCGACCTGTGCACCAGTCGAGCCGACGATCGTAAGCTCTAGGCTTGCACTGTTCATTTTGTGCTCTAGCCGACGGGCGACGTGCACCAGTGTCAGGTACCGCTTGAAAGTGTTGCGAAAGATAAACTCTGTCGAGGCGTCGAGGTTTGTTGCCTTGCGTAAGATCGCTACTGCCTGCTTGTCGACGTCAATATCAAGAGCCTCACGCACCTCGTCGGACAGTTGCAGAGTGTCAGGTAGTGAAAACTCGTCTGTATCGTCGTCGGTAAGTGTGGTCTGATCAGGTAAAGCGTCAGCACTTGCCTCTGCTACGACACGCTCTGCCTCGGACTTTTTCGGCGTGATGACAAAACCGTGGGGGTTTGTCTGTACACGGGTGCCGTCGGCTTTCGTGTGCAGTAACGGGTGCATAACCTCAGGCTCGGGCTTTTGTTTTTCGACTTTTACGTTAGCGTCGCACCCACGATGTTTAGAGCCGAGACGGTTTGCCCAGCGTTTGACTTTCTCACCGCAAAGTAAGCACTTGCAGTAGATCACTAGGTTTTTGACGTTCGGCTCGCTGGGTAGTGGCTTTATGATTTCGTACAGCCCCACCTTGTCGCCCTTTTCGTACTTGTACTTTTTTGCCTTTGACATTTTTACCCTCGATCAGATCGCTACCCCTGTTTTTATACTTATGCTAACAATTATAACACGCTTTGTTGGGGATTACACCCCCTGTCCATACAAACAAAAAACAGGGGTAGGCATTTTTTCAACGGACGTGTGCGTTTAC